TACAGGAAAATTTGATGCTCAGTCTGACATTAATATCAAATCCGGATCTAAAATAGTTTTAGAGGTCGGAGGCGCGACTATAACTATTCAAAGCGGATCTATAAAAATTAAAGCTGCAAGTATAGAATTTGAACAAGGGTAAATATAAATGAGTAACGCACATTTAAATGGCGATCAAAGAAGTTGCGGCGCGACCACAATTGTTAGTGGACAAAGTTTTGTTAAAGTAGGCGGGAAACTTTGGGCTGTTGAAAATGATTTGAATACTCATGGTGGTGGTGGTTTGATAGCATCTAAAACCTATGTTAAAATTGGCGGAAAATCAGTAATTATTGATAACGATAGTGCAAATCAGGATAATTTGTGTCCTACTTTAGGCGGAGAACATTGTAACCCTAAAGCTGTTAGCCCTAGCGGATTTGTTAAAGTCAACTAAAAAGAGAGAAAAATGGCATTAACAAGAGCAGATACCTTCACAGGTTCCAAAAAACAAATTGAATACTTTTCGGACTTTTTGACTAGTTTTGCAAAAACGCCAATTGGAAATCAATTGGCTAGAGTTACAAACGAACAAGCTGTTATGCAGTCTTTGAAAAATCTCATAAGAACAAATTTAGGCGAAAGATTATTTCAGCCTACGGTTGGTTCTGATGTTATGGCAACTTTATTTGAGTTGAACACGGACGAGGCCAGAGATTCATTAGAATTATTCATCAATAACACTGTTGAGAATAATGAACCTAGAGTTAATCTTATACAAACTATAGTTAATACCGATAATGTTAATGAAAATCAGATTGAGATAACTTTGATTTATAACTTAATAAATAATCCAACAGAGTTAACTCTTAATTTAGTACTAAAAAGAGTCCGATAAATGGCAAATAGTTCACTCAATCTTTCATCTCTAGATTTTGACACCCTTAAAGATAATTTTAAGGAATTTCTAAAAACGCAATCAGCATTCAAAGATTATAATTTTGATGGTTCGAATATTAACGTTCTCCTAGACGTTATGTCTTATAATTCATATTTGAATTCGTTTTATTTAAATATGATTGCGTCAGAGATGTTCTTAGATTCAGCTCAAAAAATAGACTCTGTTATTTCTCATGCAAAAGAATTAAATTACACGCCCAGAAGTTCTCATTCTGCTGTTGCTAATATCACTTTTACTGTGGATACGAGCGGATTTACGTCAAATAAATTAACCATTCCTAAAGGGACCAGATTCACTGGTTTTAATTCTAACGGAACATATACCTTCGTTACAGATCTTTCGCAGACTTTTGTTTCTTCTAATAATACTTATTTGGTAGAAAACATCCAAATAAACGAAGGCACATATTTTACTGATTCTTTTGTTTTAGATTACGAAATTGAAAATCAAAGATTTATACTTTCTAACGAAAACATTGATATTGAAAGTATTACAGTAAATGTCTCGGAAAATGGAGTTAATACAGATTACACTTTTGCAACGACTTTGTTTGGGTTAAATGACGCCTCTACCGTTTATTTTATACAAGCAGTTGAGGGCGGAAGATACGAAGTTAGATTTGGCGATGGTTTGTTTGGAAAAAAACCAATAAACGGAGCTACGGTTGTTGTTGAATATATTGTAACAAATGGTTCAGACGGTAATGGTGTTGAAAATTTTGCATTAACAGATAATCTTGGCCCTGGTAATGGTGGCGAAGCTACTGCTTCAGAAATAACAGTTATTACTAGTTCTATACAAGGCGCAAACCAAGAAACTATAGAAGATATAAAATTTAATGCGCCTAGATATTTTGCTGCTCAACAAAGAGCAGTTTCTGTAGATGATTATTACTCACTAGTGCGTGCCAAATTTGGTGGCGCTGTTGACGATGTTATTATCTATGGTGGGCAAGATTTAGAACCAAAACTATACGGAAGAGTTATTGTTTCAGTCAAACCAACCGCATCTGTTACTGCATCTTCATTATTAAAAAACGATATCATAAATTATTTACAAGATTTTATTGCTCTACCAAATAGAGTCATAGTAACCGATCCTGATTATTTTTATATTGATGTATCTTCTACAGTTCAATTTAATTCTAAATTGACAACAAAATATTCTACTGAAGTTAAAAGTATGATATTGGATGGCATTATCAATTTTAGTAGAGATCATTTAGAAAAATTTGGCAACGATTTTAGATACAGCAGATTCGTTACTCATATTGATTTGTTAGATCAGAGTATAACAAGTAACGACACACGAGTAAAAATAGTCAAAAGATTGACTCCTAAATTATTATTTGCTACTTCTTTTGATATCCGTTTCAATAATGGAGCTGAACAAGAAGGTTTATATGATGGCGTAGCATACCCAGATCAAAGAGTTTTAAGTAGTACAGGGTTTTCATACGTTGATGAAGACGACAACATCTATCCTAATTGTTATTTAGAAGACGACGCTCTTGGTAATGTAATAGTATATACGTTTTTGAAAGGCATCAAAACTGTTTTAGATCCAACTATTGGACTCATAGATTATAATACCGGTAGGGTGTCATTGACCAATCTTAAAACTTCTTTTTATAACGGTTATATAGAGTTGTCTTTAACGACAAAAAATAAAGATATTATTGCATCTAAAAACATGGTTCTTTTAATCGACCCTGTTGACGTTAACATAGACATCATAGAAACAATAAGATAAAATGGATCCAAAAATAGAAAAAACGATATCTAATTTCGTTCAGAATCAGTTTCCGCAATTCTACCAAGAGGAAGGCGAAAATTTTATTCTGTTTGTCAAGACGTATTTTGAATGGATGGAAACTGAGGGTCAGCCTATCAGAGAGGCTAGACAATTATTTGAATACAGAGATATTGATACAACTATTGAGAGATTTTTAGAATACTTTCAGAAAAAATATTTATACGGAATACCTTTCAATATTATTGCTAATAAAAGGTTTCTGTTAAAGCATATTCTTAACGTGTATCGTTCAAAGGGAACCATACAGGGTTATAAATTACTATTCAGATTAATATATAATGAAGATGTAGATGTTTATCTACCTGGTAAAGATGTTCTTAGAGTATCTGACGGTAAATGGGTAGAACCAAAATATTTGGAATTATCTTGGAGTCCGATTTTAGATTCGTTGGTTGGTAAAACAATATACGGCGTTTCTTCTAGCACAACAGCTGTAGTTGAGCGAATTGTAAGAGAACGTTTCAATAAAGACGAAATATATGTAATGTATATTAATGATGTCGCTCCCAAAGGTGGCGATTTCATTGTTTCTGAAAAAATTGTCGACAATCAATTCAAATCTAATTCTGAATTGGTTAGTTTATCGCCCACAATTTTGGGTTCTTTGGATAGACTTGATATTTTTAATAGTGGTAACTCGTTCAATGTTGGCGATGTTCTTAAAATTGCATACAAAGATTTAGATACAAATGAAATTGATTCGTTTGGTGATCAAGGTCTGATTGTAGTTACTTCACTATTTCGTGGATTCGGATCACTCAATTTTAACATCAGAAATGGTGGCTTTGGATTTGCTGCTAATGCTGCCGTTTTCTTATATAAGAATATACTAGATCAAACTGGTCAGGGCGCAAGTTTTGACATCAAAATAGCCGACGTTAGAAGATTAACATATAATACAGATCTATTTTTAGATTTTATGGATCTGCAATTAGATGAAATATACGGTTTTAGTAAATATCAAAATGCGAATTCGGCCTCTACACTAGACGAATGTTTTTCTTATGAAACAAACGATTTTGGTAGAATATCAGCACTGACAAATGTTTTAACTGGTAATGGTTATATTGCTCCTGCTAACGTTTTTATTCGTTCCACTTATAGATCTAAAAATGTTCCGGGTAGATTGACTTGGTATAATAGCAACGATTTTATTAACGCTTATTCTACAGACGTTTATGTTAATACCTCGTCTATCAGTAATAATGTTATTCTTATAGCAAACGCTGTTAAACATTATGATACAAACGCATACTTAGATTATATTGTACCAGCAGGAAATACTGCCATTAATGGTTTGACTGCTAATACAAGATATTATGTAAAAACTACTAATACGTTAGGTATTACATTAAGCGCCACTCAAGGCGGAACGACTTTAAATATTAATACAGCTGTCACTAGTAATACCACTGAAAGACATTCTTTCATAACAAAGGCTCTTACAAAAAGTTTTTTTGCTAACACTACCTCTGTAAATAATGCAAGTTATTCTATCTTAATAACAGATGCTAATACTTATTTTTACCCAGACGATTATGTGTATTACCTGGTTCCTTCAGGTAATACTGGGATACTTGGTATTACACCAAATAGTTTTTATTATGTAGAAAGCTCGAACTCTACAGCTATAACATTGAGCGATACATTCACAGGCAATTCAGATCCTATTGAAATTGCAACAGATGTTATATTGGCCGGAGAAACACATTATCTATTAAATGATACTAAACGAAACATTTACCCATATGTAAACGGTTATTCTACACAAGTTTATGCTAATACATTTTCAATTAATAATACCAGCTACGCCTTTATGATAGCTAATGCTGATATATATTTTTCTGTTGATGATAGAGTTTATTATGACGTTCCTGTGGGTAATACCGCCATAGCTAATTTAAGAGCAAATTCTGTTGTTTACATCAAAACTTCTAATTCGTCAGCAATTACTCTGAGTAACACTGCTGGCGGTCCAGTAATGCAAATTTACACCAGTTCTTCTGGAGCAGCAGAAACACATACTATTAAAACTGCTAAATTTAGTAAATATTTCGCAAATGATGATGTTATATATCTACAATCAAACAGCACAAATGCTAATACTTTGGAATTGGCAGTTATTAGAAATGTAATAAGTGACGTGTCAATTCAATTATACGGTTTCACTAACAATAGCTCTACGAGTAATTCTCTTTATGGAAGAGCTGTTGTTATTATGCCCTCTCAGTTTGATATTTCTGAATTTACAGGCAGAAACAGAGTTACAGGTAATTCTGATATTTTCAGTATTCTTTCTTATACATATAGCACCTTAGATTATACTAATTTAGCTAACATTATGAAAAGGCTAGATGGCACTATAAATGGTATAAATGATAATATCGAAGCTCTAAATTCTAGTGGTAATAATATTGTAGAAAATGTTTCAGCGATCAATTCTGGTAAGGCTTACGTTGAAGGTGAATCAG